TAGGCCGCCGAGTGATCCTGTGAGGAAGACGACAACGGTTGAGAGTAGGTCAATGAAGGCTGCGTCGTTCGGGGCTTGCTCAAGTGGCTGATTGACGAACAGTAGGCCGTAGACGAAGCCGAGCACAATGGCTGCAAAACTGATTGACATCGTGACGCCAACGATCAGGATTAGGCGTGCGTGTTTATCCTCTGGCGACATCGCAAGCCGTCCTAGTAAAGCACCTGTTCGGCTCAATGTTGACTCGTGTGCTGGCGCATCCATTTAAAACCGCCGCTACAACTGCAACCATAAAAACAAGTGCCGCATATTTAGCCAGCGGTCGGAACATACTCGACTTGTTTTTGTATAAATGCTTCGTATTCGGCAGGGGTCATTGGTCGCACAATGTCGTCGACTTGGATGTGTACTGAGTCGTGGGGATACATTGCGATTGCTTCTTCGTATGTCATGCCATAGTCCTAACTGTTTGCGTATCCGTAAACGCGAATAGTGCCGCCTGTCAATGTGCCCGTATTAGGCGTAAGAGTAAACGCGGTGTATGAAGTGGTGTTTTGTAAAGCGCCTGTATATATTCGGCCTACAGTGCTAGCGACTAAGTTGCCATTTATGAAAGTATATTTAGCCAAAAACGGATTGTTTAATTCGGCGTTAAGTTGCAGACCGTCAGTAAACACGCGGCCAATAGCGTTAAACGAAGAACCGTTATTTGTTGAGTTTGCGTTGTATGAACCTGTTGCGTCTGGACTAAAAGAGGCACCCGGAAACGCGTTGTAATATCCCGTAGTTGTCGCGCCTAATTGCAAACCAATACTTGCATCATTAACCGACCCAGTTCCACCAGTAACTTTTATTAAATAACTGTCATAGGTTGCACTAAAAGCACTTGAAACAGTAACGCTTGCAACGGCACTACCAATTGTTTGTGCAGCAATAAGCACTAAGCCCGGTGTTGCGCCAACAGAGACCCAAGCGCTTCCGTTGTAAACAAGCGTTTGTTTTGTGCTTTCTAAATACGCATACTGGCCTTCGGCAAGTGTCTTTTCGCCCGTACCGCCGAAGGCTGCGTCGCGCGCCGTGGAATCTGCGAACACCGGAATACCCGAGTTCGTGACCGATAGATCGGCGGCCGTTAGGACTTCGCCAGCGACGTAGGCCGGGACGAATGTTGTTGCGTTTGCTCCCATAGTGATTCCTATCCTAAGACATTCTCCGTGTCGATTGTGCCATATATGAGATCGTCAAGAATCAGTTCGTAGACAAGCGTCGTTGGGCTTGTGAATAGCGTTATTCGGTGGCCATCGCTGAGGGTGATCTGATGCTGGATGCCTTCAATGGCTAGTTCTTGCGCTAATTGTGTTGTCGTGTTGCCCGTGTTAAAAGACTTCTCGATGCTGATGGTGTCGCCAATTTCAAGGACGGCCACGGTGTCGCGTTGGGCGTCTGTAAGCATTAAGAACGCGGTAGAGACGTTTGTGTAACGCGGCTCGGGTTCGCCTACGAGTAGATAGTTGGCAAGGTCTAGGGCGGCCGTGTTGTTGTGCACTAAGGCGTCGGAGATCGAGTTTGTTTGGATGAAGTAGGTCGCTTGGGATGCCAGATCCTCGGCGATTTCTGGGCTAGTTGCGCCGGCATGGGTGACTGATGCGCGGTTAACAACTTGGTTTGCTTCAAATGAGATGCCGACTTGATCAAATGAAATTGCCGTTCCGTCATCGTGGAAGTTGGCGACGGGTGCGGAAAGTGTCGTTCCGATCCGATCCTGAAAGGTAAACACTCCGTCACGTGCTACGAAGATTCTGCCCTGTACTGATTCGTTGATCTTGGCCATATATGCCGCGACCGATGTTCCGTTGGGGACGGTATAGGCAGACGCTCCGCCGAGGAGGACGGTAGAAGCTTCTAGGTTTCGTTCGCCGGGTAGTTGGAATGCGTTGACTTCTGGGAGGTCTAAGACAGCGGCAATTCGCACGTCGGCGAGTTCTTCGGAGACGTTGTATTCGTCCATGTAAGTCTGGGATAGGACATAGAAACGGTCGGCGCATGAGACGGTGACTGAGTCAAGCCCTTCAAGCGCAAAGTCGTAGGTGTAGTCGATGATGTATCCGTTGAAGAGTTCTTCGCCTTCTCGGGTGAGAATGACGTTCCGCATTGGCGCTAGTCCGGGTTGGTTGTTTGCGGTGTCAAAGAATGGGCTGTCTTGGTTGAATGGGTTGAACACTCCGCCGGCATAGCCGTCGAGCAAGTTGAAGGTCATTGAGCCGGCTGTGAATTGGTCGCCGATGTCGCGGCGGCCGCGTGTGACGGTGATGTTTGTAGAGCCCTCGATGACGGATGCAAATTGTGTTGTTCCGTTAAGGACGTATTCGGTGTTATTGAGGACGCCTTTAAGTGTGTCGTCTAGGACGAATGCGTTAATTAAGAAGCCTGTGTCAATGAGAAGATCGTAGGATCCCGATTGAACAATTGTGGCGGCCATTACGCGACTTGGATTTGTGCTGGGCCGTCTACACGATTCATTGCTTTAATGGCGTTAACGACGGCACGGCCGATGTCTGCCGACGTTGAGATGCCGCCCGTGATGTTGACGGTGATGTTCTGTCCGCCTTGGTTCTTCATGCGGTCTAATGGGATGACGGCTTCTGGCCCCTTTTCACCCACAATTGCCAAAGTCGGCGCCGTCACAATGCCTCCCGTGGCCATCATGCGGATTCCACCAATGCCACCAGTAGCCGTTTCTTGCGCCTGACCGATACGGCCAAGGGATATTTCATTTAATGTCCCTACGTTGTCAACGAACGGAATGGCGTTGTATGCCTTAATAAGCACGTTAATTGCTTTGATCCACATGTTCGCCATGTTTTCAAATGCGCCAATGATGAAGTTAATAACTCCGTTGATGCCATTGCGAAACCATTCAAACTTTTTGTAAGCGGCCACAAGCGCGACAACCATGACGGCGATGCCGGCTGCAATAGCGGAAAACGGGTTGAGGGCCATTGCAAAGTTGACGGCCATAATTGAGACGGCAATAGCGCCGATCGTGCCGGCAATGGCCAAGAAGACGCCGGGGTTGTCTTGGGCCCAGTCTGCAAATTTTTGAATTACTGGGAGGACGGCTTCAAATGCTGGAAGAAGTGCGGCGCCGACAGATTCTTTTGTTTCATCTAGCGAGTTTTTCAGAATCTTCATGCGCCCTGCGGCAGTCTCGGCGGCTGCGGCCGTGGCTCCTCCGAAGGTTCCGCCGAGAACATTCATTACGTCGTCGAGAGTGGCGCCGTCTTTAATCATGGCTTTAATCTCTGGGGAAAGTTGGCCTAGGGCTTTGAAGTTGCCTCCGTAGGCTTTGGCAAGTGCATCGGAGACGGTTGCTAGATCCTTACCAGAGCCTTGTGCGATATCCTGAGCGAGCGCTAGAGCGGTGTTGGCTGTAGTGATGTCTTTGGTTCCTACGAGAAGCGCTTGGAACGCTGGACGGAGTTCGCTGTCTGCCGTGCCGGACGCCCTCGACATTGCGGCGATGACCTTTTCTTGAGAAGCGACTTGTGCGTCGGTTGCTCCCGTAACGTTCTGCATGACGAGCGCAAGGTTTGCTTGCTCGGCTGCGTCCTCCATGGCGGCTTGAGTTGCTCCTACAAGCGCTACGCCTAAGCCGGCAACGGCGGCGGCCGCTGGGAGTGCTGCTTTTTTGATTGCGAAGTTTGCTTTTTCGCCAAAGGTTTCTAGTTGCTTAAATTGCGCGATTGCGCGCTTGGCGCCCTTGGGATCGTATTCGCTGATGATTGGGAGGATGACGGCCATGGGTTTACCTTGCGCTTAGATCGCGGCTCAAAGCTTCTCCGACGCGGTCAACGATTCGCGCCATTTCTACTTCAAGATCGCTCTTGTTTGCTTCGTACTGTTTCCACACTACTCGCGACGGGTCGCCGTACTTGGCTGTTAGTGCGGCTCCCATTTGATTACTTTTGGAAAAGTCAAAGAACGCGGCTGCGGCGCCAAGCCATTTAACGGCAAAGGTTGAGAGGTTTACTTTGCCACCGAATACTTCTTTGGGCGCTTTGGTGTTGATGTATGCCTTCACGGAATGATCGGTCGGCCATGGGAAGACTTGGTATTGGCCGCGAAGATTCCATTGGCGCTGCCAGC